CGCCGGTGGGGAAGGTCGAGTGAGCAGGCAGCGCCCGCACCGCCCGGACTGTGTGTGCTTCGGGTGCAAGGTTTCCGCCATCGGGTTCGACGGCGGCACCCGGACCCGCACCGTTCGGGACGAGAACGGGCACGACATCACCGAGCACCGGTCCGGCAGGACCGATGTCCAGATCAACGCGAAACCCATTCACGTCAAGCCGTTCTCTCGCACGGCCTGATCTCTTAGAAAGGTAGGGGCGGACAATGGCCGTCACCGTATCCGGGCTGTACGTCCCGACCTTCCGGGACGCGCTCGACGCCAGCGCCAACAACCTGGACCTGACCGCGGCGAGCAAGATCGCGTTGTTCGACAACACGATCGCCCCGAACTTCACGACAGATACCGCCTACGGCGTCGCTCCGTACAACGCCGGTGAAGTGACCGGTACCAACTGGGCCTCGGGCGGAATCACCATCACGTCGCCCACCTTGACCGCCTCGGGCGGCGCACTCGTGTTCGATGCCGCCGACGTGTCCGTGGCGAGCGCCACCTTCACCGGAGCCGTCTGCTGCCTGATCTACGCCGATACCTTGGCCGGTAACGAGGCGATCATCCTCGTCTACTTCGGCGGCACCGCCTACTCGCCGGTCGCCGGTACCTTCGGCATCACCTGGGGTACCTCGATCTTCTCGCTCGACCTGACCCCGTAACAGACCGAGGTAGGGATGGCGCCGACGCGCCGGGCCGGTGGCATAGAGCCCGGCTCGGCGCGTCGGCGTTTCGCGTGCGAGAGAGGATGACCGGGTGACCATCGCGTCGGTACAGACGGCGGCAGCGCAGAGCGACGCCGGGGCATCCTCGGTATCGACGACGTACGCCAGCACGCCGACGGCGGGCAACATGCTCATATGCGCCGTTGCCTTCGACAAGGACGCCGGGACGATCACCCCACCGAGCGGGTGGGGTGAGGTCTTCAGAAATAGCGGGACCTCGGTAAGCATCTGGGTCGGATGGAAAATCTCGGCCGGAACCGAGTCGACCGTGACGGCCGGTCGCTCGAACACGGCCGGGATGAACGGCGACACGCTCTGGCTCTCCGAGTTCTCGGACTCGGCATCCGGGAACTGGACGATCCTCACCTCGACGGCCAACTACTCCGACAACTCGTCGGTGAAGAGCTGGGCATCGGGCACGGTGGCCGCCCCCGGCCGGGCATGCGCAGCGATCACCTTCTTCGGCATCGACTCGACGCAGATGGCCCGGACGTCCCAGGCGTTCAGTAACTCTTACGCCACGCTGCGAGCCTGGGTTGCTAACGCGGGCAACTACCGGGCGGACATGGCGGTCGGATGGCTGTCCGCTTTCGCCGGTGGCTCGACAACATCCTCGACGCACACGCACGAGCCGGACGCGGACCAAGTCACCGGCGCGATCTTCACGTTCTGCCGGGTCGCCTCGGCCGTCACCGTCACCCCGAGCCCCGTCCTCGGGTCCGTCGCAATCCCGGCCCCGACCGTGACCGCGGTGAGCGGGCCGCTCGCGGATCCGGTCCTCGGGGTGGCGAGCGTTCCCGCTCCGACCGCTACGGCCGGGGCCGCGGCCACCGCTACCCCGGTGGCCGGAGCCGTGGCGGTCTCGGACGTAGCGGTCTTGTGCGAGAAGCCGCTTTACATCGACGACCACTTCACGGGCTCGGACGGCGATCCGCTCGGCGCAGCCTGGGCATCGTCGGCCGCGACGGCCGGGACGTCGGCGACCATCAACGGCAACCGGCTGCGACTCAACTCGGGGTCGGCCACCGGGTACGCCGGGAAGAAGGCCATCCGGTTCGCCGACGGACCCCTCATCGACACGGAGCTCTACGGGCTCATCAACTACCCGGACCTGACTGACTGCCGGGTCGAAGTGTGGGCACGCACCCCGGGCCCGACGGACGACAGCTCGACCGGATACTTCGCCAACATGCCGCGGTCCGGAACGATCGGGATCGGCAAGGCGGTCGCCTACACCTACACGGACTTGGGTACCGCCTCGGTCACGATCCCGAACGCCACCGACTACCGGTTCCGGTTCCGGTGCGTCGGTACGTCCATCAAGTTGAAAGTGTGGGCTGCGGCCGGAGCCGAGCCGTCGTCCTGGTCGGTCGAAGTAACTGACTCCGCCATCACCGGCCAGGGGTACAACCACGCCCATCTGCAAGGTGGGAACACGGCCGGTGGCGTCGTCGACTTCGACGACATCCGACTCACCAACGGGACCGAGACGGCCACCCCGAGCGCGGTCGCCGGAGCGGTCACGATCCCGGCCGCTACTCCCGGGATCGGCGCCACGGCCACCCCGTCGGCCGTGGCCGGGGCGGCCACCATCCCGGCTCCGACCGTCACCGGCAACGGCGCCACGGCCACCCCGTCGGCCGTGGCCGTGGCGGCCACCATCCCGACCCCGAGCGTCACGGCCGGTGCCGTGGCCATGCCTGGCCAGGTGGCCACGGCCGTGGCCATCCCGGCCGCCACGGCGTCGGCCGGTGTCACGGCCGTGGCCACGGCCGTGGCCGGTGTGGCCACGGTCCCGGCCATGTCCGGCACGGCCTCGGCCACGGCCACCCCGGCCGTGGCCACCGGTGTGGCCACGGTCCCGGCTATGTCCGGCACGGCCTCGGTCATGGCCACGGCCGTGGCCATTGCGGCCACGGCGTCGATCCCCGCGCCGACAGTCACGGGGTCCGGGTCCATCGCCACCCCCGGTGCCGTGTCCGGCGTGGCCACGATCCCCGCACCCGTGGCCACGGCAGGCGTGTCCGGGGCCGCCACGCCGGTAGCGGTGGCCGCCACCGTCCCGGCCGTGACCATCGCGGCCGGTGCCGTGGCCACGCCTGGCCGGGTGGCCACGGCCGTGGCCATCCCTGTGGCCACGGCCGTGGCCGACGCCGTGGCCACCCCTGGCCAGGTGGCCACGGCCGTGGCCATCCCGGGTGCCACGGCCACGGCCGGTGCCGGAACCGTGGCCACGCCTGGCCAGGTGGCCACGGCCGTGACCATTCCCGTGGCCACAGTCACGGCCGATGCCGTGGCCACGGCCACCCCTGTGGCCACGGCCGTGGCCATCCCGGCCGCCACGGCATCGGCCGGTTCCGGAACCGTGGCCACGCCTTCGGCCATCGTGGCCACGGCCACGATCCCGGCGCCGGACGTGTCCGCCAGCAAGGTCGCCACCCCGTCGGCTGTTGCCGGCCAAGTCAGCATCCCGACCGTCACGGCCACGGCCGAGGCGGTGGCCGCCCCCGCTTCGGTGGCCGGGACGGTGGCGATCCCGGTCCCGTCCGTGGTCGCGGGCACGGCCGACATCGCGGCGCCCCAGCCCGTGATCGTCTACGCTTCGATACCGACCCCGGCCGGTGTCGCCGAGGCGACGGCCGGACCGGCCGGGGTCGATGGGTCCGTGGCCATCCCGGACCCGACCGTCACGGCCGCCTCGTCCGTCTCCCCGGCGGAGCTGGTCGCCGTCGTCACCGTCCCGGCCCCGGCCGTCGTGGCCGAGGCTGGCGCCTCGCCGTCCGCGCTCACCGGAACGACCACCATCCCGACCCCGACCGTCCTGGCCGGGGTGTCCGCGGTCGCCTCGCCTTCGCCGGTCGAAGGGTCCGTGCTGGTCGCCGCCCCGACGCTCACGGTCGTGCGGACGCCGGTCGGGTCAGGTGGTTGGTACGGCCTTCTCTCGATAGTTCGTGAAGCCGAGCAGATCGCCCGAGCCGAGGCGAACGCCCCGACGACCACCTGCCCGGACGACGGCGAAGTGCTGCTCGCCGCCCCAGGTGGGGGCCGGTTCTGTCGGTTCTGCGGGTGGCGGACCGACGGCCGCTAGTCGCCCGCCTCGGGTGGCATACTGGCCGTGCGCGTGGAGGCGTACAGCCGAATATCCATAGACCGTCCGGGGTCAACTCGGGCTAGGCCAGAATGCAAGGCGGGGTCATGGGCACGCTCTACTCCACGGTCGAGGCCGTGCGGTCCGCGATGGGATCGAAGCCGACAGCGGCAGACACGCGCCGGATCATCTCGGTGATCGAGGCAGCGAGCCGCGATGCCGACTCGGCGACCGGCCGACCCGAGGGAGCGTTCCGTCCCCAGGTTGCGACCATCGCTACCGAGTGGCCGGACTGGCAGACGACCGAGGCGCACCGACTCTGGCTCGACGCCACGACCGCGATCTCTGTATCTACGCTCACGTCCGGCGGGGTCCCGATCCCGGCCGCCGACTTCTTCCTCGAGCCCCAGCAGTACGGGCCGCCGTACGACCGAATCGAGGTCGACCTCTCGTCGTCGTCCGCCCTCTCGGTCGGCGACACGACGCAGCGCGCCGTCAGCATCACCGGCCTGCTCGGGTACCGCGACGACCGCGAGGCGGTCGGCACTCTGACTGCCGGTGTCTCGTCGGCCGCGACCACCTTCCCCTTGAGCGGCGGGGCGGTCGCCGGGATCGGCGACCAGCTCGTGCTCGGTGACGAGCGCGTCGAAGTGACGGGCCGCTCGTGGTCGGCATCCGGTCAGACGCTCTCGTCGGCGCTCGCGGCGAGCGCTGCCGGGACGACGCTCGCGGTTGCCACCCCGAGCGCCTTCGCTGTCGACGAGGTCTTGCTGGTCGACGGTGAGCGCATGCTGGTCACCGACGTCACGGGGTCTTCGGTCATCGTCCGGCGTGCTGTCGACGGGTCGGTCCTGGGTGCGCACGCTTCGGGCGCGACCGTCTACGCCTACCGGTCTTACGTCGTCACGAGGGGCGCGTCCGGGACGGCCGCCGTTGCCCACTCGGGCGGCGATGCCGTCGAGCGGCACGTCGTCCCCGGCCAGGTGCAGGAGTACGTCATCGCCCTGGCCGTGACGCACCTGCTGTCGGGCGCGTCCGGATGGTCCCGGGAGTACGGCCCCCAGGGTGCCGGGACGAAGCTGGGTGCCGGGGTCGACACGTTGCGGCGCAGCCTGACCGAGGCGTTCGGTCGGCGCGGCTCGCGCACGCGGGTGATCTAGTGGCCGCCATCGACATCGAACTGTCCGGACCGATCTTCTCTGGCGCGGCCGACGTGGCCGTGATGGACATGGCCGTCGATGCCGTCGAGTCGGTGGCAGCGTTCGCTCTCGAGCGCGTCCAATTCAACCTGGACGCCTCCATTCGGGTACCGACCCCGTATTACGAAACGCAGATCGCCATGTTCGCCCCGGCCATCTTCGACCGGACCGTGAGTGACCGCGGCGTCATCTACGGGCCGTGGCTCGAAGGCACGTCAAGCCGAAACCGGACGACCCGGTTCCGGGGGTACGCATCGTTCCGTCGCGCACACCAGGCGACCGAGGCGGCCGTCCCGGCGATCCTCGACCGGGTGGCCGCGAGGGCCGCCCCACGGATGGGAGGCTGACGTGGCGGTCAACGTTCTCGCCATCATCGACGCGATCATGTCCCCGATGATGGCGTCCGGCAGGTTCGCCAGAGTCAACGGGTTCGAGCCGAAAGGCTCGCCCGGCTCGGGGCTTACGGCCGCCGTCTGGCTCGACGCGATGACGGCCGCCCCGGCAGCGAGCGGCCTCGCCGCCTCGTCGGCCCGGATCGTTTTCAAGATCCGGCTCTACACGTCGATGCTTTCCGAGCCGCAGGACGCCATCGACCCCGAAGTGCTCGATGCCGCCGTGGCGCTGTTCGGGATTTTCGCCGCCGACTTCGACCTGTCCGGCACCGTGCGCAACGTCGACCTGCACGGCGGGCACGGCCCGGCCTTGTCGGCCCAGGCCGGTTACCTGAACGTGTCGGGACAGATGATGAGGGTCGTCGATGTGACCTTGCCCGTGATCGTAAATGACGCCTGGGAGCAGAGCGCATGACCAAACAGAACGGGCTCGGCGCCCGCCTTTTCGTCGGCGGATACAACCTGTCCGGCGACACCCAGTCCGTCGGCAGCATCGCCGGACCCGTCTCCCCCATCGACGTGACCGGCATCGACAAGCAAGCGTATGAACGGATCGGTGGACGCCGCGACGGCCGTATGGCCTGGACGAGTTTCTTCAACCCGGACGGCGCGCACCCGGTCCTGTCAGCGCTGCCGAGGACGGACATCGTCACGTCCTACTTCGCCGGGACGACGATCGGAAACCCGGCCGCCTCCCAGGTAGCCAAGCAAGTCGGGTACGACGTGACCCGCCCCATTGACGGGGCCATCACCATCGGGATCGAAGCCCAGTCCAACGGGTACGGGCTGGCCTGGGGAGTCATGCTCACGGCCGGGGAGCGGACCGACACGGCCGCCACCGACGGGGCGACGCTCGACCAGGCCGCGGCCACGTCGTTCGGGTGGACCATGTTCGTCCACCTAACCTCGCTCACCGGGACCGATATCGAGATCAAGGTGCAGGACTCGGCGAACGGTTCCACCTGGGCCGACCTCGCGGGCGCCACCACCGGTGCGCTCACGACCGAGGGGTCGGCCCGAGTTGCTGCCACGACGACGACGGCCACCGCGCGGCGCTACGTCCGGGCCGTGACGACGACGACGGGTGGCTTCACGAGCGCGACGTTCGCCGTCATGTTCGTGAAGCCACCCGTGGCGGTGGCGTGATGTTCCGGGTCCCCCCGGCCGGGCCGGTGCAGGCGTACAAGACGTACGCGGTGCGGCGCCGTCCCGACGTCGACCGCCCGGCCGCCTGCTACGAAGTCGGGTGCGAGGCGTTCGTCAAAGGCTGGCTCACCTCGGTCGACGAGTCGACCGAGCAGGGGCTCGCTATCGGCCGGTACATCCGAACCGAGTCGGGTCGCACTTTCCGAGAGAGCCGGTCGGCCGAAGGTCTGACCGTGTTCCGGTTCGAGGCTGGGCAGCGATGTTTCGCCGACCATCGGACGGTGGCCGAGGACTACCGGGTTCGCCTCGGCGACCACCGGGGGAACCTCGGCGGCCTTCGGGTCCACACACGTGCCGTTGATTGGGTCGAAGATTTCGGCGAGCACCAGCAACTTCTAGTCGAGCAGATAGAGAAGGGGTAAGTCATGGCGAAACAGAATGGCCTCGGCTGGACAGCGGCCACCATCGACGACGCGGCCGGGTCCCCGGTCACTCTGGTGAACGGGTTCACCAACTTGGCGTTCGCCACCCCCCGCGGGGTGCAGGACGTTACGGGTCTCGACAAGTCGGCGATCGAGCGGATCCTCGGCTTGGCCGACATGTCGGTCACCCTCTCGGGTCCGTTCGATCCGGGGGCGGGCGGGACGCACTCGGTGTTCAGCACGGTGCCGAGCACGAGCGTTGCCCGGACGGTGACGCTCACGATTGCCGGCAAGACGCTGGCGGCCGAGATCCTGTTCACGGACTACCCGCTCACCCGGGCGGCGTCCGGCGAGTTCACGTTCACCGCGCCCGGCGTGCTGGCGAACGGCACCGTACCGACCTGGGCCTGACCGGCCCAGGCTAGTTCGCACTACCGATGTGGAGGTAAGGCAGTGGGGTTCGTCAAGAAGACCAAGGTCTACACGATCGAGTTCGAGGGCGAGTATGAGGGGCTCGTCGTGCGGGCGCGCGGCGCCAGCGCTGGCGAGTACCTCGACATCGCCCAGCTCGTGACGTCGCTCGATACTCCCCAGTTGTCGAAGAAGGCGCGGGGCCGCGGGGCGAAGAAGCCCGACGACCTGAAAGACGTCGCCGGGGTGTTCGAGTTGTTCCGGGACTTCGGGAAATACCTCGTCTCCTGGAATATGCAACGGCAGTTGCCGGACAGTGACGAGATCGTCGATGTTCCGGCAACTGCCGAAGGCATGCTCTCGTGTGACCTCGAGGACGTCCTCGTCGTGATCTCCGGGTGGATGGATGCCGTTGGGGGTGTTGCCGCCCCTTTGGAGAGCAGCTCGCCGTCTGGAAAGCAACCGGCGAAGGGTTTACAGATTCCGATGGAAACCCTATCCGGAAGCCCCCTGAGCTGATACATGCGCAACTCGTCCTCAGACTGTGCGAGAGATTCCACTGTCTACCGAGTGCGCTCGAGGCGGAAGACGCGAGCTTCTTGCAGCTCGTGCTTATCGACGCACTAGGAACAGATAGGGGCGGGGACGAGGGTGAGCGGCAACGCGATTGAGATCACGGTCAGGATCAGTGACCGTGTTCCGACGTTCGCCCGAGTCCGGGAAGACGCTTCGTCGATGGAGCGTTCGATCCGGGACTCGGGCGAACGCTCGGGCGGGCACCTCGAGCGCCTGGCCGAGAAGGCCAAGGAGTTCGCGGTCGCGGCCGGACGGGGGCTCGTCACGGCCGCCTCGGGCCTTGCCTCGGTGGCGTCGATGGCAGGCATTGCCGCCCCGGCCGTGGCCGGGGTAGCGAGCGCCCTCGTTGCCGTAGCCGGGACGGTCGCCGACCTGACCCCCATCATCGCGTTCGCCCCGGCTCTGGTCGGTGGCTGGCTCTTGCTGAAAGCGGCCGTGATCTCGAGCGCCTCGGCAATCGGCGAGGCGCTCGAACCGGTCGTGACCAAGTTCCAGGCGGCCACCGTTCACGCGCAAGCCCTCGCGCAAGTGGGCATCGCCAAGGTGGGCGAAGAGTTCAACAAGGTCAACATGCCCCAGGTGGCGGGGTTCCTTGACCAGATCGCCCGGACGGCGAACCGGGCGGCGATCGAGTTCGGAGGCTGGGTCAACTCGGCCCCCGGAATCTCCCTGATCGAGCGAGTGACCCGGCTCACGGGGAATGCCTTCGAGGACGCCGCACCTTCGATCACGCGCGCCGCAATCGCCCTCGGCAACATGGCAGGGCGGGCCAACATCGAGGGCACGATTCGGATGATCGGTGACGCAGTCGAGTTGACGGCCCGTCGGTTCGCCGAATGGGCAGACTCCAAGTCGGCCGATCAGATCAACGAATCCATGAGCAAGGTCGAGCGCGCCTTCGGGTTCGTCATCGACAAGATCAGGGCGCTCGTCGAGGTCATCAAGTGGCTCGCCTCCCACGAAGAAGAAGTGAAGAAGTTCGGTGACGCTTTCGCCGTCGCCGGGATCGCCATCGGCCTAGCCACAGGCAACTGGGTTGCCGTCATCATGGGCGCCGGAGGCTTGATCCTCTCCCACTTCGACGAGGTCAAGGCCGGGATCTCGAAAGCCTGGGAGGCGATCTCGAATGACCCGTCGGTGCAGGGGATCGCCGACGCGGTAAAGGACATAGCGAAGATCATCAAGGAGGATTTCGTCTCGGCCTGGGAGGCGATGCAACCGGCCTTGCAGAAGTTCGGCGAAGCCGCCTCGGAAGCCTGGGACAAGATCGGTCCGTTCGTCGAAGACTTCTTGCGCAACCCCGAAGTGATCGACGGACTGCGCACCATCGCTGCCGTCGTCGGGATCATCGTCGTCGCCTTCATCGCGCTCGGCGCCACCGTGACGGTGGCAACCGGGGCGATCGTTGCCGCGATCGGCGGCCTGCTCGTCTGGCTTCTCGGTGACTTCGTCGACGGGGTGAAGGAGTCCGTCGAAGGATTCATGTCGGCCTGGGACTACCTGTCCGAGCTGCCGGACAGGATCGGCGAATGGCTCTCTGCGCTGCCCGAGAGGATCGGCGAATGGCTCTCTGAGGCGGCTAACACGGCCGCCTACTGGGCCGGGTACGCGGTCGGTTGGGTGATCAACGCCTTCATGGAACTTCCGGACAAGGTGTCCGAGGCGATCTCGTCGGCCCCAGACAAGATCGCCGCGACCCTCAAGGAGACCGCGGCCGAGGCCAAGAAGGGCGCGACGAACGCGGTCAACTCCTTGCGGACGGCGCTCTCGAACGCGCCGTCGGCGATCTCGTCCGCGTTGTCCTCGGCCGGGGCCAACGTCCGCAAGGCGTTCTCGGGCGCCGGGTCCTGGCTCACCCAGGCGGGCCGCGACGTCATCAACGGCCTCATCAACGGGATCAAGTCGATGGCCTCGGCCGCGTTCAATGCGGCGCAAGGCGTCGTGAGCTCCGCCATCCGTGGGGCCACCGGCGGGCTGGCCGGCAAGAGAACCGGTGGCGTCATCGGCATGGCCGCCGGTGGCGGACCCCGGAACGGGCTCACCCTCGTCGGCGAAGACGGGCCCGAGCTCGTCGACCTCGCCCCCGGGTCGACGGTGCATAGCAACGCCGACTCGCAGCGCATCCTCGCCGACTCGGGCGGAGGCGGGGGCGGGGGCCGTACCGTGATCGAGTTCGTCGGTGCCAGCGATGCCGAGCAGGTGCTCGTCGACTTGCTGCGCCGAATCGTCCGAGTCCGTGGAGGTAGTGCCGAAGTGGTGTTCTCGTCATGACGTTCCCGGAGACCCCCCTGGACCGAGCCGTCGAGCTCTACATCGGCGGCTCCTGGGTGGACGTCACCGACCAGCTCTACCTTCGGGACGCCGTCACCGGGTTCCGCGGCGTGTCGTCCGAATCGTCGGCCACGGCCGAGCCGAGCCGCCACTCGTTCACCCTCAAGAACCACGACTACCGGTGGTCGCCCCGCAACCCGACCGGTCCTTACTTCGGACTCATCGGGCGCAACACGCCGGTGCGCCACTCGGTGCGCCTCGGCCCGAAGCGGGGGCTGTTCACCGAAGGTACCGACTACTTCGAGGCCGCCGACTCTGCGGCCCTCTCAATCACCGGCGACCTCGACCTCCGGGCCGACGTCACCCTCGACAACTGGCGGCCCGGCCCGCCGACTGAGGTCTTCGTCCTCGGCATCACGAAGTCAACGAGCTACGGGCTCTATATCACCCGGACCGGACTCGCCTGTCTCTACTGGTCGACGACCGGGGCCGACTGGTTCTACATCTACTCGACCGAGCCGATCCCGGGCGGAGCGTCCGGGCGCAAGTCGGTGCGCGGGACCCTGGACGTCGACAACGGGGCCGGTGGCTACACGGTCACGTTCTACTACTCGGACTCCGGCACGATGTCCGGGACCTGGGTCGCCTTCGGCGATCCGACCGTGACGACGGCCGGGACGACGAGCATCTACAACTCGGCGACTGGCTTGCGAGTCAAGGTCGGAAACCCCCAATTCAGCGCAGAGATCGACGACATCGAAGTACGGTCCGGGATCGGCGGGACGATCGTCGCTAAACCCGACTTCCCGAACCAGGCCGAAGGGGCGACCACCTTCGCCGACGCCTACTCGAATACCTGGGTGGCGTCCGGGAATGCTGTCGTCACGAACCGCCACTACCTGTTCCACGGCGAGGTTTCGTCTTGGCCGCCCGACGCGGACAAGACCGGCACCGACGTCTATACCCAGCTCGATTGCTCCGGCATCACGAGGCGCCTCGTGCAAGGGGACTCCCCGGTCCCGTCCCCGTATTACCGGGGCGTGATGTCTCTCGGCGCGAACCTCGTCGCGTACTGGCCGCTCGAGGTCGGGGATTCCGCGGACTGGGTGAGCCCTGGTACCGACGGAACGGCTGTCGGCCAGGTGGTCGGTGAAGTCGACTTCGCCGCCTACTCCGGGTTCGTCGGGTCCGCGCCGATCGCCGAGGTCGGCACCGGGCAGATCTTCTTCCCGGTCCCGGCCTACGCAGGTACCGGGGAGTTTCAGGTCCGCTGCCTGGTCGATGCCGGGAGTTCGGTCACCGATCAGGCCGTCATCCTGCGGATCGGTACCGGCTCATCGTTCGGCCGCCTCGATCTCGTTTACAACGCGGGCGGCTCGTACACGATGAATGCCTACACGAACGGTGGCGCCCTCATCTCGACGAGCGGTCCGTTCCTGCTCGATGACACGACCATAGACAAGCAAAAGCAAATGCTGCACATCGGCTTCACTCAGAACGGGGCGGACGTCGACATCCTCGCGGCCGGGATCAATCAAGGCGATACGTCCGGCTTGCTGTCCGGGCTGACGGCGAGCGGCGTAACCCTCGGCGCGTGCACGTATATCTACGTCAACCCGGCCGGAGTCGACCTTGGCGGCCTCGCTATCGGGCACCTGTCGGTAGAGAAGGCGATCACTACGGTGTTCGCGCTGGCTAAGCAATTCAACGCGTACACCGGAGAGTCGGCCACCGTGAGGATGACTCGACTGTGCACCGAGAAGTCGGTGCCGCTCGCCATCATCGGGGCGGGCGGCAAGTCGGAGATGCTCGGGCACCAGGGGCGCATCGACTTCGTGGCCTTGCTGCGCGAGGCGGCCACGTCGGACGGCGGGATCCTGAGCGAACGCCGTGACGCCTCGTCCTTGCTGTACCGCACGTGCGAGAGCCTGGCCCGGCAAGACCCCGTGTTCACCTTGTCCTATGCCGACGAGTGCTTCTCCGACCTCAAGTCCGCGGACGACGATCGAGACATCCGCAACAAGGTCACCGTCACTCGAGCCTCGGGCGCGTCCGCCACCGTGACGGCCGACGCCGGGCCGCTGTCCGTGCTGGCGCCACCTGACGGGGTCGGCGAATACGACGAGGCCAAGACGATGAGCCTGGCCCGCGACGCCCAGGCCAAGCAGCGCGCAGCGTGGGCCGTCCACCTGGGGACGGTGGATGAGCCGCGGTGGCCTTCGATCGAGGTCAACCTGGCGCACCCCCATTTCGCCGGGAACCCGGCCAGGTTGCGAGCCGTCCTGTCGGCTGACATCGGGGACCGGATCGTCATCACGCACCCCCCGCCCTGGGTATCGCCCGAATCCATCGACGTCCTTATCGGCGGCGTGACCCTGGTCAAGTCGACACAGTTCGAGCACCGGATCCGGTTCAACGTGATCCCGGCCCGGCCGTTCGAGCTGGGCGCCTTCGACTCGGCAACCACTGGCGAGACCAGGTACGCGAACGACAACACGGCCGTGAACGGTGTTCACACTTCGACGACGACGAGCCTGTCCGTAGACATCACGACGGGCCCACTCTGGACGCATGCCGACGGGGACTTCGACGTCATGGTGGCGGGCGAGCGCATGACCGTGACCGGCGTCGCGGGGGCGACGAGCCCGCAGACGTTCACCGTCACTCGGTCCATGAACGGGGTCGTGAAAGCCCAGGCCGACGGGGCCGCCGTTAGCCTGGCCGACCCGTCTTACTTCTCGAAGTAGTGGAGGATCACTGTCATGTCTACTCTCGCCGGGGCCAAGCTGGACGCCACCGACTTCGCCTTGCCCGATGTGGTCGCGGCGCACGGCAACGGAACCAACACGATCACGAGCGCGACGTTCGCCGCGCTGCCGACCAACACCGTAAGCGCAGCCATCACGAACCCTCACCCGACGGCAACCATGCTGTGCCTGGTCACCTATGGCGCGTGGATGTCGGCCTCGTCCGGCGATGTTCGGTACGCGCTCAACGTGTCGGGCTCGGCGACGATCGCGGCCGGGATCGGTGGAGGCGCGGCCATCGGGTACGGCGAGATCCCGATCTCGTCCGTGTCGGCTTCGATCCTCGGGTCGGGATCTTTCACGGTCGAGCTCCCCGCCTCGGCGACGGCCGCCACCTTCACGGGGTACGCCATGCGCACCGGGTCCGGCACCGTTGTGTGTAACTACCCAACGGTGCGCATTGTCCCATTGCGCTTCTTGTTCTGATTCGTGGGAAGATGCCGCGAGCAACCGTGGAGGTAACGAAATGGCCGGTGCGGCCTTGTGGCCGAAAGCCAACCGAACCGCGCAATGGTTCGGGAAGGTTTATCCCGGTTCGCCCTTTTCCGCCGTTGAGAAGTTGGTACTTCACACGACCGAAGGTTCGGGGTGGCCCGCCTATTCGGGGGGCGCCTCGGCCCCGCACTTCACCGGCCGACTCAACTACTCGGCCAAGGTCATCGAGTGGCGTCAGCACTTCGTCGTTACAGCCAGCGCCCGCGCTCTCATGAACGCGCCCGGTGGAGTGCAGACCAATCTCGACGGCGCGGTGCAGGTCGAGCTCATCGGCACGTGCGACCCGAGCAGCAAGGCCACCCCGTACTGGCCTGCTGCCCCGCTCTGGGCGCTCGCCGGGGTGGCGGAGCTGGTCGCCTGGCTTCACGCCGAGCACGGCCTCGCGCTGCGCGCTGCGCCCCGGTGGCTGCCCTACCCGAGCAGCTACGGCCGCACGTCGGCCCGGATGGCCGGCAAAGAGTGGGACGCATTCCGCGGCGTAGTCGGGCACCAGCATGTGCCTGAGAATGACCACGGCGACCCCGGGGATTTCCCGATCGCGGCCGTCTTGGCGTACGCGGCCGGGGCGCGCGGGTCCGCCTCCATCCCGACCGAGGAGGACGACATGCCCTTGACGAAGCAAGACCTCGACGCGATCGCCTCGGCCGTCTGGGGGGCGACGTTCGGATCCGCCACCGAGACGGCCGGGGCCCGGCTCGCCCGTGCGTCCTCGCCCGAGGCGATCGCCGCCGCGGTGGCCGGGAAGCTGGTCGCCGCCGGGTGGTCCCCGGAGGACCCGGGAGTCGAGTCGGTGAAACAGGCCGTGCGTGAAGTGTTGCGTGACGGCGTCGGATCATGAGTGCGAACGCGATCGGCGATGATGGACGCTATTCCGTGGTCGATGCTTTCCTCGGCCGGGCCCGCCTCGATTGGCTGGGGGCTGGTGGCCTACTTCGTCCACCTGCTGTTCGCTGGCAAGCTAATACCGCTCTCCATCTACCAGGACCAGCGGGACGCGGTGATCGCATGGCGGAAGGCGTTCGAGGCGGAGCGCGAGGCGAAGCTGGACGCGATCGCCCCGATGGCGTCGGCCCTCGCCACGCTGCCGCCCCGCGAGTAAGCCGCCTACCGTGGCGGCGCCTGGCCGACGAGCGACGGGCTCTCGCCGACGAGGTTCGCTGCGCGCTGACGGCGTACCATACGGCCGTCGCGGAACGTGCCGCTATTGCCCAGGTCATCGACGGAAGGATCTCCCGTGGGTAACTCGATCGTTCGTACTCTCGTCCCCTGGCTCGTCGCCCTGCTCGGCCCCCAGGCGCTCGCCGTGGCCGGGATCGGCGAGGCCGATCTGTCGGCCGTCTTGACCGTGCTCATCGGCGCCGCGTACTACGTCGTCGTGCGCCTCGTCGAATCCGTCTGGCCGTCGGCCGGGTGGCTTCTCGGCTCGGCCGTTCAGCCCGAGTATCCGGCCAAGCACGCCGCCTGACCGGGCAGCACGAAGCCCCTCGAGCCCGCGGGCTCGAGGGGCTTCGTCGTTCCTGACTAGCGGCCGGTCGCGGCATTGCCTGCCTGCTCGGCGCGCTCGAGGACGATGGTCTCCATCTCGAGCAGGACGGCCCGCAGGACCCGATCCCCGTACCGCTCCGGCTCGAGCCAGTTCCCCGAGGCGGGCGGGGCGAGCAGGTAGGTGAGACCGGCGAGCAGCATCCGGGCCGAGTCGAACCCGGCGCCGAGCAGGTCGTGGTTGCACCGCTTGCAGAGCAGCCCGCGGACATCGCCGGTTCCGTGGTGGTGGTCAACGGCGATGGCTCGGTCACGCTGCCGCTTACGGCAGATCGCGCACGTCCCGCCCTGGGTCTTCTCGAGGGCAGCGAACCCTGCAGGGTCGAGCCCGTAGGTGGCCTCGCGGTGCGCGGCCTGTCGGGCCGCTGAAGCGCACGCCCGGCACCTGCTGCCGCTCGCGTACCAGAGCGGTACGAACGTCTGGCACCCGGAACACCACCGGGCGCCGATCGGCCAGTCACCGGGCGAGACGCGGTCGCGGTGCGGGATCCCGGCCGCGACCGCTTCGGCCAGGCGGCGAGCCGCGAGCTTCTGCTGGTCGGCCATCGCCATTCGGGCCGCGCGATGCCACCGGCAGTAGCGGTTACTCCCGGGGACGAGCAGCTCGCCGCACACATCTGGGCCGACCAGCTCTCGACAGGTTCCGGCCATGGTTACCTCCACTAAGACGGAACCGGCCGCCCCCGTTGAGGGGGCGGCCGGTTCGGGTTTACCACCGAGTGGTGAGGAGTCTTTCGGCTTTCCCGGCCTCGATCGCCATGATGAGGATTGCTTCCGGCGGGATCGTCTCCACCCAGGCGGACGGGTGAATCGCGTCGATCTCACCAGCGATCCTGACCCGAACGAGCGGATCGAACAGTGCCTCGGCGGCTGCTGGCGAGAGCTCGACGATGTAGGACGTCGTCAGCCCGACCGGGGGGTCCGGCAGCGCGAGGCCGCCCGGGTCCGTGTCAGGCGCCATCGGTCGGGGTCCCGTACGTGATGGGGCTGGGGGCCGTCTCTTCGACGCGCCGCTCGTTCGCCAGCAGGTCGGCGTGCTGCATCTGCTCTTCGACGTTGCGCAAGACGCCGGACCCCGCGGCCTCGATCACGGCCGGGTGCGCGTGGTACATGCGCAGCTCAGCGATCAGACTGGCTTCGGCCTGGGAGGCCACCGCGTGGGCATCGGCCGCGCGCAGAACGCGCAGCTTGGCCTTCACGAGCCGCTCGTTCAGCTTCTCGACGGTGGCGATGACCTTCTCGCTAGACAGTGCCATGATCGTTCTCTCTTTCGCTGGGTGGAGATGGAGCCGCCCCCGGCCGGGCCCGTGCTCGCGGGTGGACCGGCCGGGGGCGGGGTGTTGCGGGCGAGGCGTGGCCTCAGTCGAACAGGTCTTCCTTCTTCGACTTCTCGGCGAGAGCCGCCAGGTACTTCCGTGCCTTCGCCTTGTCGGCATCGGTCGGGTCGCCAAGGATCCACGAGTCGGAGAAGCCGCGTTGCTGCGCCTTCTTCTTGGCCAGGCGACCGAGCACCTTCTTGCCCCGGCGAATCTTCGGCTTCAACTGGCCAACCACGTTGACCCCGGCGAATTGGAAGTCTTCGAGGACATCCCCGGCCACAACCATGTCGGTGGCCTCGCCGTCCAATACGTGCACGTCGCATACGACGAACTCGTATTCCTTGCCGTCCGCCCCCGGGAGGGTGGACTTGCGCGAGCCGGTCTCGTGCGGCTGCACGAGCAGCAACCGGCCCTCGAGGTCCTCGCTCTTGACGAACGCGCTGCGCGCGTCATCGAAGTCTTCGTCAAGATCGTTGCTGTCGAACAGTTCGTCAGACATGTGTTGCTCTCCTTGATCTGTACTGCTCTGCACTGGAATCTTGCTAGTAGGATCCTACCATGAATCAGGGCAGGATCTCCACCTTGGCCGCGATCGACTCGCGCAAGGTGGCCGCGTGCGTCGCGCTCGCTCGCCGAATCGCCTGACCATCGAGCAGCACCCGCGCGATCCGCACGCGCCCGGTGGCGAGCTGCACACCGGCGATATACCCGACGTCTGCGCTCGCCGCGTGAGGGGTCCGCTCGCCGGTAACGAGCGAGTAATGCTCGGCCTCGGCGTAGCCTTCGAGCTGGGCAATGTGGGTGGGCCAAGACTCGCGGCCCGTCTTCTTGTCAAGCACGTGCATCGTGCCGATCGCTCTGTCGACCACAATGTGATCGTAGGTACCGGCGAGCCCGAGCCCGTCGTGCACGACGTGCCGCTCGGACGAGACGATCTCGAGCCCGAGACGGTCGAGCTCGACGCGTAGTGCATCGAGAGCGACGCGGTGCTGCGCCAAGTCGGGACCGTGGGCCGGGTCCGGCTCCGGGCAACCGGGGGTCGAGAACTGGTGGAACGCCGTCCCCAGGTTGCTCGCCAGGAGCTTGCACTCAACGTCCGTGTCGTCGTCCTTGGCCCGCATGAGCGCCTCGTCGATGACGGCCTGCACTTGCTTGCCCTGCTGGTAGGTGAGCCCGCAGAGCAACGCGATCAGGTCGGGGCGCCTGGCGATGGCGAGCGCGCCGTGGCGCTGCTGCCAGACGCCCAGGCCGTAAGCCGGATCCGCGTACTGGGCGATCGTCGAGATACGGCCGTACGCGACCAGGCCACCGACCGAGGCGCGGCCCGCGGTGGCGCGGCCCACGGGCGGGATGATGAGGGCCCGGCCGTACTGCCCTCGAGGAAAATCTTCGAGCTCTGCCGAGACGTACCCGTCATTGATCGGGTCGAAATCGTCGTCAATCAAGGTCATGGCTGCCTGTCCTTACTCGTCGCTGTTGTCCGCTGCCGTGCGGAACCCGCTCGGCATGAGCCCGCCGTAAATCCCGTAGGCCGAGCCGGTCTCGTCGCCGTACGCGGCGCACGTTTCCTTCACCGGGCACGGGGTGTTGCAGAGCGCGATTGCCCTGCGGTAGTCGGCCCGAGGGTCGTCCGGGATCGCCTTGCTCTTGGGGAACCATGCCTCACTAGTGAGGTCACACTCGGGCCGGTCACAGAGCGCCTGGTCCCGCCAGAGCGAGCCGTCCCTCGCTGGCTCGTCGATGAGTGGATGCTTCATCCTGCGGACGTAGCTGGGCCGGGTCACGACGCGGCCTCGGCGTGCTCGTGCGGCTGTAGCACCGGGGCTGCCGCGTGCGCGGCCTCGAGGTTGCTGTCGATGTCGAGGTCCGGGGGCAAGTCGTGGAACACGAGCAGGTGGGCGAACGCGGTCGCCCGGTCCGGCGCAGGGCCGACGACGAACGCGCCATCCTCGGTTGCTCGGCGCCCCAGCTCGACACCCCCGAGCATGACCCGCACGAGCGCCTCGGCGGCCCCCGGCCCGACGAGGCGGGCGACGTTGCCTGCCTTCTCGTTCTCGGCCGTGACGATGTAGTGAGGATCGTCCGGGGTGACGATCCGGACGGGACGTTCCGGGGTCACCTGGCCCGGCTTGCTCGAGACGGTCTGTCCGGACTTGGTCCGGAGCTGGACGATCCCGTCGGTGAGGGGCGCATCGACGATGAAGACTTGCCCTTTCATCATCACCTGATTGCCGCGCTTCACGGCGTACCACTGGCTCTCGATCACGGCTTGACCTCCACGTCATCCGGATGGGCCGGGCCGTTAACGGAAACCCACGGGCCGGTTAGTGCACGATAGTGCACCTGGGTGAAGTCATGTATGCCAATCAGGTCTCTTGCGACAAGAGCGATGGTCGCATTCAATACGGCATCGAGTGCGTAGCGGCGAAGCGGGGTATCCCAGGCTTCGGATCCGGAAAGGTTCCGGACATCTCCGAGCGCGGCCCACCATTGGTGGCCTCGCTCGCTGCGGACAATGGAATCGACCCCGGCCGCGATGGTCAGTCCCCAGCGGGTCGGCGAGAGTTGCCACTCCTTCTGCCAGGCTCGCGCCAGCGCCTTTACCTCGCTCGCCGTGAGCGACTCGACGCGCTCTTGGAGAAACTCGATCTCGGCAGTCTGCGGGCCATACCGATCGGTCACGGCCGGTCCTCCACGTCATCCGGATGGGCCGGGCCGACGACGTTCGCCCACGACCCGGTAAGAAGTCGGTACTGCTCTTGGGTGAAGTAACCCTCGTCGTCGACAAGATCCCGGACGACGAGGGCTGCGGCAGCGTCGGCCGCCGCGTGCCTGGCCGAAAGCCAGGAGTCCCCCCGGTAACCGTCGCGCGCGAGGCTGCGCGCTCGCTGCTGCCAGGTGGTGCGACCGGCGACGTTCGCTGCCTCGCGGCAGGCGCCTCTCGCCCGATACCTATCGACGTCGCACGAAGACCACATGACGAGGCAGAGCTGCCGCCCATCCTCGTTGTCGAGCCACTCGACACGATCAAGTAGCGCCTCGACCTGGGCCGTCTGCGGACCCTGGTATTCCTCGCTCACGGCTGCGCCTCCCCTACGTCGTCCGGATGCTCCGGCCCCATGACGTCCCCCCAGGGGGACGTCATCAAGCGGTAGTGCTCGAGGGTGAGGCCTTGCTGCCCGACGAGGTCTCGGACGACGAGGGCGCAAGCCCTCGGCGGCCGAGAAGCCTGCCTCGGGCCAGAGCTTGTGCGGGTTGCGTGACTGCGCCGCGCGCAAGAGCCTGCTCTGCATGTGCTCGCGCCCGACGCCGCCCATTGCGCGCCAGGCTTCGGCCCGGGCCAGGCGGTCGGACCGTTCCTGCATGGCCTCGAATCTGACCAGCGCCAGCGTCCGCGCCTTGTCCTCGGTGAGGTTCTCTAGGCGCGTGAATAGCCCTTCGATCTGGGCGGCTTGCGGCCACCATGCCTCAGTCACTCTGCCCCCTCCTGTACGTCGTCGGGGTCGAAGTCGACCAGGACCGGTGATCCGATCGGGTCGAAGTTGAGGGCCACCCGGGAGGCGTTCGTGCTCGCCCCGGATCGAGTGGTCTCGGTGGGGAGCTCGAACTCCGGCTTATCCACGGGCGGCCCGGCTAGGCCGAAAGCCATCATCGACAATGCGTCGAAGATGGTTCCGAGTTGCTGCAAGTCACGCTTTCCCAGGTGACTCAGCGCCTCGAGGGCTGCGTCCGTGTCGTCGGCGTACATCGCCTCGACCGCGGATCGAACGTCACGAAGGATCACGACTGGCCACCCACGGCCGGGTCGTCGGGGTGCACCTGGCCGACAGCCTCGCGCCACGGGAGGGTCATCGCTCGGTAGTGCTCCCAGGTGAAGGAGCCGCTGTCGGCCAAGTGTCGGGCGATCAGGGCGATAACGGCGTCACCAACTCCGATGAGCCCCTCACTCGAGACGATCCTCATGACGGCACTGCTGACCGCCCCATCCTGGATGCGGAGGTCGTTCTCGAAGATGGCCTCGAGGCAGGAATAGTAAGCGACATCGAGCTCCCCTCGGGTGTCGATGACCGCCCGATCCATGCAGTCCTTCTGGCCCGGACTCAGCCGGGCTGCGCGCTCGAGCAGCGCTTCGACCTGGGCCGTCTGCGGCCCATATCTCTGTTCGGTAGGTGTCATGAGGACAACCTACTAGGTAGCTACCGGACAGAGCAAGGGCCGACGGTCCCGGCGCCCCGGGTAGATACTGCCCAGGTGGCCGGGGCGAGTCGCCTAGGGTCCTGGTAGCATCCTATTAGGATCTCTCACGCAATCATCGAAAGGGGCACGTCATGGCCGTCTTCACGCGACAGATCAGTACCCAGGTAACCGAGGCGACGAAGGAGGTCCTCGGCCGGATCGTCGCCGAAGACTCCACCCGGGGCCGGGCCCGAGAGGCGGACGCCGTCCGGGCCGCCCTGCACCTGGGCCTCGAGGTCCTCACCGAATGGGACCCGCGACAGCGGGTCGAGCTGTACGCCTCGCTACGGTCCGGGCTCGAGGCCGAAGACGGCGGCAGCGACTCGTCTCCCCTGTGACAAAAACGAGGCCGCCGAGAAGTGACCTCGGCGGCTCGCTTACGGAAGGACAGCCATGCCCGATACCAAAGTAACATCCGACGTCTACGGTCGCGCGGCCCGCGCCTACTGGCGGGCCGGATGGTCTTGTCCGTTGCCGCTCCCCGCCGGGGAGAAGTGGCCGCCCCCCAAGGGGTACACGGGTGGATGCGCGCGCATCGTGTCGGTGAAAGACATCGCCGGATGGGAGCGGCAACTCGCCGCCTCGAACCTGGCCGTCCGGCTCGTCGGCCCGATGATCGGTATCGACGTCGATGACTATGTGACGGCCGACGGGATCGAGAAGCGCGGGGCCGCCACCATCGCGGCGGCCGAGAAAGACCTGGGCCCGCTGCCCGCCACCTGGCGGTCATCGAGCCGAGGGGCCGACAGCGCGAGCGGGATCCGGCTCTACCGGTTGCCGCCCGGGGTGCTGCTCGGGGCGGGCGCCGAGCGCGCCCTCGTCGACACCTACGGGTATCACGTCGAGATCATCCGGCCCGACCACCGGTATCTCATCGCCTGGCCTTCGGTGCACGACGAGACGGGCGCCACCTACCGGTGGATCTCCCCGGACGGTACTGAGCTCGACGAAGGCGACATCCCACCGATGACCTCCGTACCCGAATTGCCGGCAAGCTGGGTGGCCTTCTTCACGGGGGCGCCCATACCCGAGCGCTCCTCGGCTCAGGCCTCGACCTCCTCGGCTCAGGCCTCGACCTCCTCGGCTCAGGCCTCGGACGAGGACGACGAGTTCGATACCCCGGGTGCGGTCGAGCGGACGTTCTCTCGGGCCGAGGCCGCCTCGGTCATCACGAGGACGCTCGACGAGCTGTCGCGCGTCAAGCGCGGACAGATCAACGAGGCGCTCAACCGTGACGCCTACTACCTGTTCCACTTCACGCCCGTGTTCATCGACCGGCGCGACCTAGCGCGCCGCCTGCTCGAAGCGCAGCGCACCGCCTGGGTAGCGAGCGGCGGCAAGGACGACAAGGACTACACGAAAGCCCAGAGCACGATCCGGCGTGCTGCCGCCTCGGCGGCCGGACCCGGACAGTGGGTGGCGATGGAGGACGAGGACGGGGAAGACCCTCTCGTCAAGCTGTCGGCCGAGGCGGCCGACGATGACGACGAAGACGAAGGTGCCGGGTCGACGAAGACGACCGGCGTCTTCTTCACCGACGCCGCGTTCTCCGAGCACCTGGCTGAGAAGGTGCTCGCGCACCGGTTCGTGCATGTGCTGCGCACCGGGTGGATGTCCTGGGTTCCGTCGCCCGGTGGCGGACTGTGGCGGGATGCCGATGAGTCCCAGGTGCTCGAAGCGGTCCGGACGTACTGCCTGGCGATGTTCCGGCGGGCCGTCCTGAAAGCCGGACGCCTCGAAGGGGACGACGACGCCGGAGCCGCCGAGCGCGAGCAGGCCACCGCCCTCGCCGACGCCTGGCGTGCCTTGTGCTCGCGGTCCCGACTCTCGGCCGTGACCGCCCTCACCGCGGCGCAAGATGTCGTGAGCATTCGGATTGACGCGCTCGATGCCGACCCCGACTTGCTGAACACGCCGTCCGGGGTTGTCGACCTGCGGACCGGGCAGGTGCGGCCCGGTCGACCCGCCGACCTCATGACGAAGATCACGAGGGCGCCGTACCGGGGACTCGACTACGCGCACCCCGTGTGGGAGCAGGCGATCGAGGCGATCCCGGACGACGTCCGGGACTGGGCCCAGACCTTTATGGGCCAGGCGATCACCGGGCACCTGAATACCGAGGACCGCCTATTGCTGCTGGACGGCGAAGGCAAGAACGGAAAAGGGGTCCTCACGAACGACGGGATCGCCTGGGCGATCGGGACGTACGCCTACCTCGTGCCAGAGACGTTGCTCATGTCCGCCTCCCAGGTGCACCCGACCGAGTTCATGAGCCTGCGAGGCGTGCGCCTCGCCTTGATGGACGAGACCCCCGAAGCGCGAGTGCTCGACACTCAACGCCTCAAGAGGGTTGTCGGCCAACCGCAGATGACGGCCCGCGAGCTGTACCAGCGCAACGTCACGTTCGACCTACGGCACACGATGGTGATCTCGACCAACCACCTGCCCCGGGTCACCGAGACCGACCACGGGACGTGGCGGCGCCTGGCTCGGCTCCGGATGCCCTACACCTACCGGACCGGGACCGAGGCGATCCGGGATGAGCACGACCGGGTAGGGGATCCCGGGATCAAGGCGGCCCTCAAGCTGGACGAGGACGTCCAGGCTGCCGCCCTGTCCTGGGTCGTGCGGGGCGCACGCGCCTGGTACGCGGCCGATCGTCGCCAGCTCGACCTCCCGCCCCGGGTGGCCACCGATACGGACACGTGGCGCTCGGAGAGCGACCCGATGTGGATGTTCGTTGAAGAGTTCCTCGAGTTCGACCCGAGTAAGCACGTAGTCGCCCGCGAGCTGTGGCAGCACTATTGCTCGTGGCTCGAGAGCCGCGGGCACAAGCCGTGGTCGGATCAGACGTTCGCCGACCGCTTCGCCTCGCACGCGCTCGTGCGCGCCCACGGCGCGCGGGTCAGTAAGGCGAGGGTCGTGGCCGGTGGCCCGCTCGGGGCGGCGAGTCGGTCGCCCGAGAGGTTCAAGGCGGGCACGCTCGAGACGAGCACGAGGTACATGGCCTGGGTCGGGGTGGCGTACGCCGGTGACGGTCCGGCCGACAGCGGATCGGACGTCTTCGACGTACCCTGAAACCGGCCCGTCACGGCCGAGGCGGTCCCCCCGCGTGGACAGGGGGGACCGCCTCTTTTTCTGCCCGCACGAGGTAGGCAACCCAGGTGCGCATACGCGCGCATACGTATGCAGGCAGGCGCATGCACGCGCATGCGCAACCACGGTGTAAATGATCTAGGTGTCAGGCGCATGCGGGCGCATGCGTGCGCATGCGTTACTTGGGTTCCATGTTGTGTTACGATTCGGTCTCGGGCGCATGCCCGTGCATGCGAACGCATACGGACGCATGCGTACCTAGGTGCAATAGAGGGGATTCTCACAATGAGTAACGTCGTCATGGTGCGGCTCACGGAGGAAGCACGCCGGGAGCTCCGGGCGCACGTCCACCGGATGTCCGACGAGCAGGGCCGCATCGTCACCTACTCCGAGGCGGTACTCGACCTGACCGGGCGCGTCACCCCAGGTCAGTCGATGGCCATCAACGGGGAACTGACCATCACTGCCCCGGAGGCCACCGCTAACGGGGTTGTCGCGGCCGACGAGGATGACCGCTGGTTGGACGACTTCGATCCACTCGGTCAGGATAACTGAGAGTCATTCTAGCGAGGATGGTTCGGTAAACGAGCGTTGCGTCCCAAGATCATCTGGCAGGGGTGGCAGGGGTAGTTGGGAATTTTACGTGTGTGCGCAAGATCAACTATTTTATTAGGGATACGGGTAAAATCTGAAATTTCAGAAGTTTCCGAATACCCCTGCCACCCCTGCCAGATGATCTTGAAATGCCTGCCGATCAAGGATCCGAGCGGACCGAGCCGTCCCGCACCGAGCCGCTGTGCCGACCTCTCCGCCCGTGGTGGCCCCCCGTCGGGGGGAGGCGCGCGGCTCGGTGCGGGACCGCCCTCGAGGGGCGCCTGATTGGGCGCCTGCTGGCCGGTGCGGGGCTGACGGGGACCGGCCAGCCCTTCGCCTGGGTCGCGCCAGTGAGGGCCGTGGCGGGCCCCTGGCGGCCTCGAGCCGTACCGTCACCCAGGTTGCATACCTACTGGGAACCAAGTAGGATGAGCACATGACATACATCGTGAACCCGAAAGCCCTACTCGATGTGCTGAGCGCGGTCACCCCGCTCGCCGATGGGGCCAAGTTCTGCCCCGTCCCCCAGCTCGGCACCATCAAGCTCGTCATCTCCCGCGAGTGGATCACGGGGTACGCCACTGACCGCTATGTCGGCGGGGTCGCACACAAGGCGACCGGGTACGAAACCGGCGCTGACGGCACGGACGGCGGCGACATCCTCGCCGACTACTCCGAAGGCAAGATCAAGGTGGGAGACGTCAAGCCGCTGCTGCCGTTCCTGCGGAGCATCAAGCGGGGATGCGTCACCGTCGACTTCGGCGAGCGCGCCGTGACGTTCGGGGAAGAGTACGGAGAGCGGCGGATCGTCGCCCCGCTCTACCTGCCGGACGAGACCGAGGCGGACGTACATAAGGCCGTGGCCACCTTCATTGCCAAGAGGCTCGAGCTCGACCTCCGGCCGTCGACCATCACGGCCGTCGATATCAGCAAGGTCGCCCAGTTCTCGGCCGCCGCGAAAGCTTTCGGCTCGAGCATCAACGGCCTCGACATCTCCGCGGCCGGTCGGGATCCCTGGATCCTCACGTCCCCGGCCGATCCGACGTCCGGGTTCGTCGGAATCCTCATGCCGGTCCGCCTCCCCGACGAGGCGGACCTGCCCGAGATCCGGCGCAACGCGCGTCAGTTCTGGGCAGGTGTCCTGTGACCGGCCGGGCCGATCGCTTCGCTGGCCTCGACAAGATCATCGAAGGGATGAAGCGGGAAGCCAAGGCCAAGCGGGACCTTGCCCGTACGGTCTCGTGCCGCACGTGCGGCGCCCAAGCGGGCGAGCCGTGCCGCACCGCTCGCGGCGTTGTGACCGCCCCACACGGGCCCCGGTATTACGACGCGAGGGCGCAGCGATGACCGGCGACCTCATGCCGGGCTGCGCCTGGTGTGGCGGGCCCCGTGACGATGGCCGCGCAGACGGCCGTCGTCACGGCGGGCGCGGCTTGTGCGACCCGTGCTACGGCGCGGCCCGTCGAGGCGGCACCCTCGACCAGTGGCCCGCCGAGCGAGCGCCTGTCGCCGAAGTCGTCGAAGACATCCGGCTCATGATCTCGGCGGGCGAATCCACCGAGCGGGTCGCGGCCCGGATGGGCCGCTCGCCGGGCGCCCTCGCTCACGTGCTGTATCGAGGCGGCGCGCGCGAGCTTGCCCCCGCCTTCGCCGCGGCGGCCCGGCGAGCGCACCGCGAGAAGACCCGCTCGACCCGTACGCGGTCGCCGCGTAAGCGGGCAGGCAAGTGCTGGAGTTGCCACCACGACTGGGGCAAGGGGGTCGCCTGGAACTCGGTCATCAAGGGCAGCTACTCGGGGTGCCCAACCTGCGGATACTGCATCTGACACTCGACCCGTACGTGATGCCCCTCGATGGCCCGGATTCATTCCCGATGAATCCGGGCCATCGGCCTGACCAGCGCACTTGTGCACTCCATTAGGTACCTAGTAGGATGAAGTCATGAGGACGAACTCAGCGGGTCAGAGCATGACGGTCGGCGAGCTCCGAGAGGCGCTCGCCTCCACGGACGACCGGGCGACCGTCGCATTCGAGGACGGCATCACCGAACTGGTCGGCATCACCGTCTGGCCGCAGGACGTCGTCTTGCACGTCGAGCACGAGGCCGACCTCGAGGCACGCGTCGCCGAGCTCGAGGCGTTCCTCGAGCTGATCGTCGACAAGGACGCGACGGCGCGGAAGCTGTCCGACATCCGGGCGAAAGCCGAGGAGTTGCTGTGACGATCAAGCTCCGGCCCTACCAGTCCGAAGCGATTGCCGCCGTCATGGCAGCCATCGCCGACGGCTCGAACCGCCCGGCCGTCGTGCTCCCCACGGGCGCGGGCAAGACGGTCGTGTTCTCTGCGCTCGCCTCTCAGTGGCAGGCAGAGCATGGCGGCCGGGTCGTCATCCTCGCCCACCGGGAAGAGCTCATCCGACAGGCGGCCGACAAGTACCGGTCCGTCAACCCGAACGCCGTTGTCGGCATCGTGAAGGCCGAGCGCAACGAGACCTCGGCCCCCGTCGTCGTCGCCTCGGTGCAGACGCTCGCCGGGCAGCACCGCCTCGACCAGCTCGACGACGTCTCCCTCGTGATCGTCGACGAATGCCACCATGCGACCGCGCCCAGTTACCGGCGAGTGCTCGACCACTTCGGCGGCACCGCCGTCGGCTTCACCGCCACGATGGCCCGAGGCGACGGCGCTGCGCTCGGCACCGTCTGGGATCAGATCGCGTACGAACGCTCGATCCTTCGGATGATCCGGGACGGGTACCTCGTCGATGTCGCCGGGGTGCGGATCGAGGTCCCCGACCTCGATCTATCCGGTGTCCGCAAGATCGGGGGCGACTACTCCGAAGGCGTCCTCGGCGACAGGATCATGGACTCGATTGCCCCCGCCACGGTGGCGAGCGCCTACCGGCAGCACGCGGCCGGGAAGTCGGCCATCCTGTTCGCCCCCACCGTGCAGACGGCCCAGGTTTTCGCCGAGGCGTTCGAGGCCGAAGGCTTCACGTCCCGCGCCGTCTGGGGCGACATTCCGAAAGACGAGCGGCGCCAGGTGCTCGCCGACTTCGACGCCGGGCGGGTCGACGTCTTGTGCAACTGCATGGTGCTGACCGAGGGCTTCGACTCCCCTCGGGCCGAGGTATGCATCATCGCTCGCCCGACCGCCAGCGCCCCCCTGTACGTACAGATGGTGGGCCGGGTACTTCGGCCCTGGCCCGGCAAGGCGCGGGCCCTGGTGCTCGATGTGGTGGGCGCGGCCGGGCGGCACGAGCTCGCCACCCTCGCCGTATTGGGCGGCGAGCAAGACATCAAGCCGAAGACCGGCCAGACCTTGCTCGCCGCCCTCGAAGACCTCGAGGCGGAAGCCGAGCCCGAGTCGCTCATCGAAGGCGGATACGTCGGCGAAGTCGCGGCCGTCACCGTCGACCTGTTCGCCGGGTCCCGGCAGCAGTGGCTACAGACGGCGGCCGGGTACTGGTTCCTCCCGGCCGGGTCCCGCTTCATCGTGCTCATGCCGTGCAAGCCCGAGGCGGGCGACCAGGAGAAGTCCTGCCCGTCCGACTGTGACGGCTGCTCGTGCCACCTGGGCCACGCGCCGTGCGGTTGCTGCTCGGACCACTGGGAGGCGCCCGACGCGCCGCCGTCCTGGGATGTCGCCTGGGCCTCGACCCGCAACCGCAGTGGCGGCTACATCGCTCGAGGCGTGACCGATCTCGGGTACGCGATGGCCCAGGGCGAGGGCGACATCACGGACGACGAAGAGATCCTCGCCCGCAAGGAAGGCGCCTGGCGCAAGCGCAAGGCGACCGAGAAGCAAATCAGCTACGCGCGAGGGCTGCGGATCGCCGAGCCCGAGGGCGGCTTCGATTCGCTGCGGGCCGGGGCGCTCGGTGACCTGATCTCGTGTGCCCTCGCCAGCAAGCGGGTAGACAAGGCGATCACTGCGCGGCTCGCCTGAGCCGAGCAACCTACGGACCGTGGAGGTTCACATGGAATGGATCATCGGCGGGTTGCTCGTCGCCGGGACGGCCGTCGTCGCCATCGGCGGGGGCAAGCTGATCCGGACGGTGCTCGGCCCCGAGCGGATCGAGTCCGGCCTGGGGCGGCACTCGCTGCCGCCGTGCTGCGCGCCGTCCGGGTATGAGTGGATCGTCACTGCCGGGATGGCGCCGTACCTGGCTCGAGCCCGAGAGGACGACCCGTGGCCGACCTGATCGTCTTCTTGCTGTTCGTCCAGTGGTCGGCCGTGTTCCTCACTTGGGGGTCGGCCGAGCCGGGGCCGTACCGGCCCAGGCATGCGCGCTATACAACCAAGGTGAGATAGGATGAGGGAATGACGATCTCGACTGTGGGGGACGCTCGGGTACCCGAGCCGGTCGACCCCTTGACGCTCCCGCTCCCTGAGCGCCCGCTCCCGATCACCCGCGGACTGAGCGCCTCGGGGTACCGCGAGCGGGCGCTCGCCACCCGCTACGTGACGCACGAATGTGACTGCCTGCCGAGCGCCGGGGCCCACTACTTCACGCCCGGGGTCGGCCTCGTGCTGGTCGCCAAAGACGGCACGTCCGGTCCGTGCCCGACGGCGCGTGAAGTGATCCGCGCGCCCACCCTCACGTCGAAGGCCGAGAGAGTGGCGGCCGAGAATGAGACGAAGCGTCTCGCCGTCTCGAGAGCCCTCGAGGCAGATGAGCGGGTTGGGCGGATCGGGCCCCGCAAGGTCATCGCCTCGGAGCTCGAGCTGCCTCGCAGCGCTAAGCCGTTCTGGCCGTTGGCGACTAGGGCGACGTCGGCCCTGGGCCGGATCACCCCGGACGGTCCGCTCGTCACGTCGGTGATCCTGCGAGGTCCCAACTGGCAGGCGCTCTGGCGGGACGGCAAGTTCATCTCGGCCTACACCGGCCACGAGTCGACCTCGAAGATGGGGGTCCTCAAGTGGCGGCTCGGTCTCGGCCTCGAACCGGCCGGGTGGAATGAGCCTCGCCGTCCGGCGAAGCGGCCTTCGGCCCGCCGAGGCGATGCCCTCGGCGGGAGCTACTCCGAGCGCTAGGCGACCGGACCCTGGTCGGGCTTGCGGGCGATGCCAGCGTTCGCCCACATCATCGCGTCCTCAAGGTGGGTGATGGCGAGGGACTTCTCTCGCCCTTCGGGGACAAGGTCGTTCAGCTCGAGGGCCACGGCAAGGCAGATATTGCGGACGGCTTCGTGTCGGGCCACCTTGCCCCCGTGGGGCGCATGGTAGGCGAAGCGGTTGGTCAGTTCGGCAGCATCCATCCCGGCAGGTTACCCAGGTCGCACACAGAGAACCCCCCTCGCCGGGCCACGGCGAGGGGGGTTCGGTCTTGCGTGAGTCAGCCCTCGGCCTGGGTCGCGGCCTTCGCCTTAGCCCGCGCGCCGACGAACTTGCCGAGCGCGCTGTAAGACAGGCCGAGCAGGTTCGCCATCCGGTAGGCGGTCACGCCTCGGTCGGCGAGCGCCCGCATCGTCACGGTCCGCTCGGCCACCCGCGCGCGGTAGGCGGCCTCGGCTTCGGTGACGAGCCGGTGCTCGTTGATCAGTTGTTCGAGTAGCTCGTCGGTATCCATACCCCAACGGTACATCACCATGGTTGCTCATTCAACCCCGGTGATGTACCGTAGAGATCACCCAACGGAAGGAACACCATGAACCGCCTGTACGTCATCGCCTCGGCCACATTCTCGGCTGCCGTCTGGTGGCTGGCTACGTCCCTCGAGCTGGTCGGCGATGTCGCGGCCGGGATCGCCGTCTTCGTCGGCTTCGTCGGCAGCATTGTTGCCGGCCATGTCTGGGAGGCGCAGCGATGAGCAAGCATCCGATCACCGTCTCTGCCTACTCGGCGGCTGCGGACAGTTCAAGCTTCGTCCGGTGCGACCGGTGCGGAACCGCGTGGTCCGGCCCGATGGATCACAACGAGGCGGACGCGCTCGCTCGGCTCATGAACGCACGCCGGGTCGTCGACGACCCGGCCTTGCTCCGATCCTCCTTGTGCTGCGAGCTCATGCCCGAAGAAGTGGCTGCCGAGGAGGTCACCACCGGCTATGCGATGGGCGCCCTGCGGGCGAGCCTGGCGGCCGGGCGGGTCGGCTTCTTGTCGGCCGCCGTCATCGTCCGGATCATCCCCCGGATCGCGCGCTCGGTCGGAGTCTTCGCCCTCGGCGCCGGGGCGCTGCTCGCGCTCACGCTCGGCGCCACCGCGGTGGCACCCCAGGCCGTCGGCCTGGTGCGCACCGTCGCGGCCATCGCCGTCTTCTTCGGGGCGATCGGTCTGGTCGTATGGCTGGCATGGTTGGCCGTGACCGAGCCCGTTGTCGACGAGGACGAGGCCGAGGCGCCCGTCCTCGTCGTCCGTAGGCTCGACGAGGACGGCGCACTCGAGCCCGTCCTCGTCGCTACCGCCACCGCAGAGAAGGAGATCACCCAGTGACCGAGCCGAGACGTGCGAAAGTCCGGGCCGAGGCGAGCGCCTCGGTTGCTGCCGACGAGGGGCCGCGGGTGACGAGCGAGACGGTGATGCTCACGCCCGTGCGGCCCGTCTCGCGGGCTGCCGCTGCTCGCCTGGGCGCTGCCCTGTTTCGCGCCCATCCGGGCGTCCTGTCGGCCACCTACCTCGTCTCGGACCGGACGGGGCGCTCGTCCCGGGTGCGGATCGAGCGGGTCGCCATCGAAGGCGGGGGGCACGTCGTCCGCACTGTCGAGATCGCCTCCCTCGAGCCACCCGAGTAGCTCGAGCGGCTCGGCCACGAACGGACCTCCGGGGATTCCCCGGGGGTCCGTTCGCATATACAACCCAGGTGTGATAGAGTTTCACTTATCAGCAAGGGCCGCTAGAAAAAGGAGACAGCCATGCATGCCTCGATCGGATCCTTCGACTCGACAGCCTCGGTCCGCGTAGCGACCTCGAGCGAGTCGGGCCGGGTCACGGTGAGCGTCGACCCGACCCGTCCGCGCGAGGGGACCTTCGACGTCACCTTGCCCCCGGAGCTCTGGGTCAAGATCGTTGAGGCGCTCACCCAGGAGCTCGCCCCGGAACCCGAGGCATCGGCCGAGCGCCTCGCCGAGTTGCGCGAGGCGCTCGCCGCCATCCCGCCGAAGGCGACCGAGCCCGGCCATGGCGGACGTGAGATCTACCTGGGGGCCGAGCGTCCGGCGCCGGTGGCCGGGGATCCCGAGGCGACCCGGGTCCCGAGGATGAGCGACCGCGAGGACCGCGTGCGGCAGAACGCCTGGCGCGACCCGGAGCACGCGGCCCGTGTCCTCGCACGTCTGCGCGAGGCGGCCTCCCTGCGGGCCGCGGCGTTGATACGGCGGGCCGACGCCTACCCGGTGGCGGACTGCCCGCGCTGCGGGCGGGCAACGGTCGAGTGCGCCCTCGACCCGTGCGAGCCGTGGCGAAACATCGGGTGACCTAAGCCCTAGTGCACCTACACCTAGGTGCACTAGGGTTACCAAAGAAGGACCCGCACGGGCGGATCGGGAAACCGAGAGACCCCCGTCGGGTCCTTCTTCAATTTCATCGCACCTAGGGGTTGCGTATGCAACCTAGGTGAGATAGAGTTCTACTTATCAGCAAGGGCCGCAAGGGCCGCTACACAAGGGAGATCGCCATGAACGCCAACGTCGCCGCCATCGCCGCCAAGATCGCCGACCTCGCCCTCGTCGGGGACAGGCTGATCGAGCACGAAGGCTTCTCCTTCAAGGTGTCCGTGCGGGGCGACGCAATCCGCGCTCAGGTCAGCATCCTCGGCCGGGTCGTCTCGGTGGTCGAGCTTGACGAGGTCGTCATGGAAGGCGACACCCCGGCCAAGATCGCCGCCGTCGCGGCCGAGTTGGCCGACGAGGCGCACGAAGAGGCGAACGCCTGCTTGCCCGCCGTGATCTCGGCCGCGCAAGCCGAGGCCGAGGTCGCCTCGAGGATCCTCGCCCGGCTCTACCGGTAGGCGATCCACCTAGGGGGCCGGTCCGCTATGGACCGGCCCCCTAGGTTGTGTATGCAACCTAGGTGTGATAGAGTCTGACTTGTCAGCAAGGGCGAAGCGAAAGGGCGAGATCATGAGCGAGATCACCACCTGCGGACGGTGCGGCCGGGAGTTGCGGTCGGCCAAGAGCAAGGCTCGCGGCATGGGCGCCACGTGCGCTCGGCGCGCTCGCGCCGAGGCCACCTTCACCGAGGCCCAGGTCGAGAAGGCGCACGAGGTCATCTCTGACCGCGCGATCGCTCGGGTGGGCACGACTGCCGGTGGCCGCCCCCTGTTCCGCGTGGTGGCCGCTGACGGCGCGTCGGCCTACCTGTCGACGCGGCTCGCCTGCACCTGCAAGGCGGGTCAGCACCGGCGCCCGTGCTATCACCGGCTCGCCTCGGTCTTGGCGGCCTGACCGGTCCGGGAGGCCGGTCGAAACCGGACCGGCCTCCCGGGTTGCGTATGCAACCTAGGTGTGATAGAGTTCTACTCATCAGCAAGGGCCGCAAGGGCCGCGACACAAAGGAGAGTCAGCCATGAACCTCGACCCGAACAGCACGGACCCGATGGTCATCAGCGTGAACGCCGTCGTCACCGCACTCGGCGACCTCGCCGAAGACTGCCTCATCATGCCGCTGACCGACACGACCGTCTCGATTGTCGCCCCGTACGCGGCGGCCGTCCGGGCCGGTGCTGCTCTCGGCCGGGCGCGCGGCCTGGCCTACGGCCGGACCTCGAGCCGGACCTTCTTCGTCACGGTCGACCCGAGCACCGCGGGTGGTGCGGCGTGAGCACCGTGTGGGCCGTCGTCGCCCCCAGCGCGGACGGGGACGACGACCGGTGGATGATCCGGCGCTCGGACGTCGAGGCACCGATCGAGCTCGTGCCCGGCGAGTATGACGCCTGGGAGGTCTTGCAGATCGCCCAGGCGCACGCGGGCCAGGCGCTCGCCTGGGCCCTCGATGACGAGGGCGGGTTCGTCGCCACCGGGCGGACCGTCGGGACCGCGCTCGCCCCGACCGCGCACGAGCTGTTCCGGCTCGAGGTCTCCTTGGCCTCCATCGAGCGAGTGAAGGCCAGGCTTCGGGACCTCGGCGACGAGGCGGGCGACACCCCGGCGCCGACCGTCCCGGCGACCAGCGTGGAGGCCGCGGCCTCGATCTATGAGTGGAGCGAGCTCTACACCGACCTGTGCGCCAAGGTCGCCGCGATAGAGAAGGAGCGGCTCGGCCGCTGAGGCGGCAAGGGAGGCCGGTCCGTAACGGACCGGCCTCCTGGGTTGTGTATGCAACCTAGGTGTGATAGAGTCTGACTTGTCAGCAAGGGCGAAGCGAAAGGGCGAGACGATGGACGAGATCATCACCTGCGAGAACTGCGACAACGAGGCAGACCCCAACTTCGTTTACCGGCCCGAGTGCTCGCTCGACATGCTCATGTGCGGCGAGTGCTTCGCCGGGCACGCCAGCGAGTGCGGCATCTGCTGCGACTGACCGACCAGGCCGCCCCCCACTTCCCCGGGGGGCGGCCTCCTTCGTTGCGTATGCAACCTAGGTGTGATACTGTTCTACCTATCAGCAAGGGCCGCAACACGAAGGAGCGCCAGCCATGACGAAGAGCCTGCCGACCGAAGGTCAGATCGCTTTCATCGCCGACCTGCGGGCCGGGTGGGAAGAAGCCCGCCGCGAGATCGCCGACCTGCGGGGCGAGGCGTACGTCTCCCCGGCCTGGGTCGACCCGGCCACCCGCGCCGAGGCGTCCGCCATGATCGAAGGCGGCAAGGCCGCTCGCCGCACGGCCCGCTCGGTCCTGGCCGGGATACGTGCGCTGGCACTCAAGCAGTCCGGGCCGGAGCGCGACCGGGACGAGGACCCCGGTCAGTCCCGGCCCGCCGAGGCGGCCCAGACCGATGGCCTGTTCATCGGCACGGACGGGTCGACGTGGAAAGTGCAGTACGCGCGGACCGGCACCGGCCGCCTGTACGCAAAGCGCCTCGATGTCGAGACCGGAACCTTCGAGTACACCCCGGGTGGCATCACCGTGCTGCGGCGCATCGGGTCCCGCCCCATGACGGAGGAAGAGGCGTCCGGGTACGGCATGCTCTACGGCCGGTGCGTCGTGTGCGGCCGGACCCTCACCGACGAGGGCTCGATCGCGGCCGGGATCGGCCCCATCTGCGCCGAGAAGTTCTGACCGGGTGCACAATCCGAAGGCCGCCCCCAGCTGGGGGCGGCCTTCGGCGTTTGGGAAGGTGCCGTCATGCGCGATGCCCCTACCGATCGGATCGACCTCGGCCTCCCGGCCACGGCCACCCTCGAGCTGGGCCGCCCGGCCGAGGCCGCGATCCCGGCCGCCCCGGCCACCCGTGTGATCCGCGCTCGCCGCGCCTGGGTGCTCGTGCTGTCCGCGCTCGTCGGCACGGCCGGTGGCCTACTGGCGGCCGTCGTCACCGAGCCGCTCCCCGACCTGGCCGGGATGCCGTCGCCGATCCCGCGGGTGGCCTGGCCGACGGGGTGGCCGGATCCGGCCACCCCCGGCCGACCGGCTGCCAGCACGGCCACCCCCGGCCGACCGGCCGCCAGCACGGCCACGGCCGACCGGCCGGTCACGGCCACGGCCACCCCGGCCACGGCCGCCAGCACGGCCACCCCCGGCCGGTCGGCCACGGTCACCCCCCCACCGGCCACCCCCCCACCGGGCGTCCCGGCCGAGCCACCGGCCGAACCCCAACCGGCCACGCCACCGACCGACCCCGGGACGCCCGAGCCGGTGTCGCCGACCCCGGCCGACCCGACCGGCTCTCCGAGCGCGGGCTGACCAGTTGCCGGCCAAGGAATGACAGAGCGCCCCGGCCAGTAGGCCGGGGCGCTCGATGTCGCGGGACACCTGCTACGTCAGGTGTAGCAGCAGATGTAAGGACCAGGCAACGGAGGTCGCCCCGAAGGCGAGCGTGCCGAGCGCCTCGCTGACCGAGTGCCCACCGGGCACGGTGTCCGACGTGACCCGGTACCCGAGGCCGACGCGTCGCCCCCGCCTCGTCGGCCAGACCGGGACCCCTCGGGGGATCGAGCGACCGCCCTTGCCCCACACGGCATCAACGGCGACGTGCGACCCCCAGGCGATCGCCGGTCCGTAGGCGACCAGCGGGAGGCCAGCGAGCCAGCACGTGACCGCCCAGGCAACGGGCCACCCCCACCAGTGCGTCGCCCCACGGTGGCCCAGGGCGCTGCGCAAAGGCTCGCGCTGGTCGCCGTCGGGGGATGCCACCCCGGCCGAGAACATCGCCGCTACGACGGCGGTAACGGCGGTCGAGCCGGGGGTGGCATCGACGATGGCGGCCACCGTGAAGGCGGCCGTGAAGGCTGCGGCCCGATGGCCGGGGGCCATCATCGGTTGTCACCTTTACGGCCGAGGCGGCCACGGCGACGCGAGCGCGCGGCGTCGCGGCTGATACCGAGGCGCTGCCCGAGCTCGGGATCGAGCATCGGCCGATCCGTCTCGGCGCGCTCGGCCCACTCGGCCCACACGGCCTCGTCGTCGACCGGCCGGTCAAGGGTGGCCGTGATCCGGCCGGGGGTGGCCGACTCGGCCGCGGCCACCTTGAGTCGGACCGGCCGGTCGGCCGGGGTGGCCGTGGCCGAGTCGGCCGGTACCGGCCGGGTGGCCGTGGCCGAGTCGGCCGGTACCGGCCGGGTGGCCGTGGCCGGGGCGGCCGGTACCGGCCGGGTGGCCGTGGCCGAGTCGGCCGGTACCGGCCGGGTGGCCGTGGCCGAGTCGGCCGGTACCGGCCGGGTGGCCGTGGCCGGGGCGGCCGGTACCG